TAGTGGTTGGCGCTCGCTTGCACTGACATAATCAATCCATCGGCGCACTCGATAGGTTTATTCATCATTTGCTTGCTCCTCTGCGAAAGCTAATAGGGTCGCCGCCATGTCACGGGCTTGCGATGGGTTGACTTGTAAATACCAAAGGGGAGACTTGCCTCGCTCATACTCTGGCTTGCTGAATGTCATTTGCAACATCGTGCCGCGAACCATACCACCCCAAAACTGGGTGACGCTCACCTTGCCAGTGTCGCAGCGCGTTGGCGTTAACTGCTTGCTCATGTCGTTTCCTTTATCTTTTGGGGTTTGCTTAATCGATTAAGGTAAAATCGAAGCGAACCGATTTGCGCGGGACGTTCCTTGCCCCGACTCCTTACGTATAGCGAAGTAACCATACAATGTCAAGTGCTACCGCCTGTGATTGCGCCAACCTTTTGTAAGGGATGGGGCGTAAGGTTGTAAGGTTTTCAAAAGTAATTTCTTACAATAGAATCTTACAAAAGAAACGGCTCGTTGCTGCGCGTCTCCGTAAGATTTTTTGGCTAATGTAATAAAGTAATCTTTTTTAAGATATATATATATAGGGGTGGATTTTTTTCCCACGTTATGGTGGCTGCATAGGCGAGGAGGGTCGGTCAGACATTCCAGACATAAGCTCAAAATATTTCCTTACAATCTTACATTACACAAAAAACCCAGCATAGTCCTGCTTTGTCGCATTGTAAGAATCTTACATTACCCTTTTCATTTCCTTACAACCTTACAAAGCATTACCTTAATCGATTAAGATAGCTTCGTTCATAAAAGGTATACTCCATGATGAACGGATTGCACCTGTCGTCTGTCGCCTGTCGCCTACCGATACTGTCATAAGTTTTTTACTATCATAAAAAACTGTCATGAAATGACCGCGCAAGCGCGGTGAGGCGCTGCGCGGAAAGTAAGGGGCGGCTCGCGCCGCCCCCGTTGGGTTAAATCTCTTCGAACGCTTCGGGGTTGCTGGCTACTAGCTTGGCGATTGCCCGAAGGTTGCTAAGCGTTGCGTTGCAAGCGTCCGCCTTGCCCGATGCAATGAGCTTCACCAGTGCCACCGTTGCGCGGCTTATCTCTTCGGGTGTCGCGGCGCGTCCTTCGTCCGCCTTGTCATTGCTAGGCTTGGCGCGATTGCTCCCCGTTTCATCTTTCGCCACCTTGCCAAGCGCCGCTAGGCTTTTGGCTTCGCGCATTGCCTTAGCCTTGTCGGTGGTTCCACCCGATAGCTTGACGGTTCCACCTTCTACCGTGGCGCTCATTCCCTCTTCGCGGATAGCACGTGCAATCAGGATTGCGTTGCTAGCTGTTGTCCATAACGAAGCATTGGGAGCTTGCCCGAAAAACTCTAATTGCAAGCCAGTCTTATATGCGGCTTGTGCATCGCGGCTCACCTTGCCTTGTCCGTTAAGCTTCCATTCGAGCTTGTCGTTACCGAACTCTTCGGTTCCAGTGCAACGTGCGAAGGTATGGACGTCATCCGCGCCGCCCTTAATATCGAAACCCCAAGGGCGCGCCGCAACATCATCCGAAGCAAACGCTTCAACCATAACCGCTAGGGCCGAAGCTCCCCTCTCTTTCCCTACCGTTACCATTGCCTTGCCAGTGATAACCTCACCAGCCGCTTCGCGGAGCTTGGCGTTCCAGTCGATTGCTTCGGCTTCGGGCCATATGCCTGCACCTACTATAACCGCAGGAACCTTAGAAGCCTTAGAAGCATTAGTGATTGTCTTAACCATAACATGTTGCCTTTTCTTTTGAGGCGGCTTCGGGGTTATTCCCTTGCCGCGCTCCCCTTTTACGAGCGCGACTATACAATGTCAAATTCTAATTCGTTGCGCCGCAATCCCTAGCTTAATCGATTAAGATAAAGGGGAAGGGATGAAAGGAACAGGGGCGGGGGTTGAACGCCAAGCAATCCGCAACCCCACGCACCCCCAACCCCCCGAATCAGGCATCGGAGTCCCGCAAATATATATACATACTATTATGCTCAAAGGATCACAAAGACACAGAAAACCGCAAACCCCCCGGTACCTTTTTCAAATCAAGACCCCCCACCCCCTATTTTTTGTAGCTACATTAAATCTGGCCTGCGCACAGGAAGACCCCCCGTCAATGGTACCTTGACACTGTTTAGGTACATGATATTATTTCCCGTCGCACTTCGACATTGCGGCCTTTTCGGAAGGGGTGGCGCTGCCCCTCAGTTTGCGCCACCCCTTTTCCCCTTTACATCGCTACCCCTACGCTGTTACACAGCACGCCTGCTCCCTCAAACCGGACGCTGCGCTACATGCCCGTAATTAAAGTTGAACCTACTGACGAACACCCTGTGCCATTCAGCACAGAACCGCCCGAACTAGATACGTATCTCGACGAGGTAATGGTTGCTGCGAACACCGCAGACCTGCTTGAAGAACTTGGCGCACCGCTGGAGGTAGACGCGTCTACGCTCCACCAAGAAAAATCCCTGATCGACTCAGCCTTAAAAGGCAAAAACAGCGCAGCCTTAAAGAGCTACCCTGTGGCTTTGGCTGCATCGTCGTTTGTTAGGACCTACGGGCACAACCTAGCGCATGACGTCACCGAAGTCCGCGCTGCGCTGACTAACAAGCTCCTTGAGTTGGCTAACTGCGGCGACACTAAGTTTGAGCTTAAGGCTATTGAGTTGCTTGGTAAGCACTCAGACATCTCCCTGTTCACCGAGCGGAGCGAACTCACCATCAATTACAACAGTCCCGACGCGCTCGAAGCCGCGATAAAAGAAAAAATTAAAAGGCTACTAAACGCTGATGTGATCGACATACCTGTGGCTGGTATGGACCTCGACGAAGAGCTAGGCATCTACGCTCCCCCTGAAGACGAAGAGGGCGAAGACGACGATGGCTAAGCAGGGTCGGCCCAACATGCAGCTAATTGACGAGATATCACTCGATGATATCCCGGCGATACTGCATCAGCTACCCTTACACGAGCAGGAGAAGCTGCTCGTTGAGCTAAAGAAATTGGAAGAGCTTAAGGCTGTCCGTGCAGCGCAGGATAAATTTATACCCTTCGTTAAGGAAGTCTGGCCTACATTCGTTGCGGGGAGACACCATGCAAAAATGGCAGATGCCTTCGAACGCGTTGCTCGTGGTGAGTGCAAACGGCTCATTATTAATATGCCACCGCGACACACTAAGTCGGAGTTCGCCTCTTACCTGCTCCCTGCGTGGTTCCTCGGCAAGTACCCCCATAAGAAAATTATCCAGTGCTCGCACACAGCAGAACTTGCGGTAGGCTTCGGTCGTAAAGTACGTAACCTTGTGGACACGGACGTGTACCACAATATCTTCCCAGACTTGAGCCTCGCATCAGACAGCAAAGCTGCCGGTCGCTGGAATACATCCAAAGGTGGTGACTATTTCGCCATCGGCATAGGGGGTGCTGTGACCGGTAAGGGTGCTGACGTCCTCATTATTGACGATCCGCACTCCGAGCAGGAAGCGGCTATCGCAGAAGTTAACCCAGATATCTACGACAAGACCTATGAGTGGTACACATCTGGTCCGCGCCAGCGTCTCCAGCCGGGTGGGTCTATCGTGATCGTGATGACACGCTGGTCTAAAAGAGACCTGACAGGGCAGATACTTAAAGATGCGGTAGCCAACGACAGTGTGGGTGAGTGGGAAGTCATTGAATTTCCAGCGATTCTTCCTAGTGATAAGCCACTATGGCCTGAGTTCTGGGAACTCGAGGAGCTTGAGAAAGTAAAACGCGACGTCCCTAATAGTAAGTGGATGGCGCAGTATCAGCAGAACCCGATCTCGGAAAGCGCCGCTATTGTTAAAAGAGAGTGGTGGATGGAGTGGGAGAGTGACGACCCACCGAAATGTGACTTTATCTTGCAGTCGTGGGATACGGCCTTCGAGAAAACGCAACGTGCCGACTATTCGGCGTGTACAACTTGGGGTGTGTTCTACCACCCGGACGACAACGGTGAGACGCAAGCTAATATCATCCTGCTAAATGCCTTCCGTGACCGCATGGAGTTCCCGGAACTTAAACGTGTGGCCATCGAAGAGTATAGAGAGTGGGAGCCAGACGGCGTTATCATAGAAAAGAAGGCGTCAGGTGCGCCGCTCATCTACGAGATGCGAGCCATGGGCATACCGGTGCAGGAGTTCACTCCCACCAGAGGTAATGACAAGATCAGCAGGCTTAACGGTATCGCAGATATATTTGCGTCTGGTAGAGTGTGGGCACCAGCAACGCGCTGGGCCGAGGAAGTCATTGATGAAGTTGCAGAATTTCCCGCAGGTACTCACGACGACTTTGTGGATACTGTGTCTATGGCAATGCACAGGTTCAGACGCGGAGGTTATATCACTACTACGCTAGACGAACCCGACGAAATCCAGTATTTCAAGTCTAATCGCAATCAGGGGTACTACTAATGGCAGATGTTAAGGCACTTTTTCCTATAGGCAAAACTCAATGGATTAAGTGGCGTCCGGAACAGCGGATTGCCTTTAACGAGACCCGCGCTGCGGGCGTACCGTTTGCTGACGCAGTAAAGTACGTCAACGAGCTTGAGCTTGTAGAGGTCAATATCGCCCCTAAACCTAAGAAAAAGAACGTGTTCGATATCATTGAGGACGTAGCTGAAGCCGCAGTTCGCGTAGCCGAAGTAGCGTCGGTGGTATCACCAGTGGTATCAGTAGCCAAGACAGTGGTCAAAGCCGCTACTAAAAAGAAAGCCAAGTAAATGGATATCGATAAGTCGCTCAACCAAGCCCCGTTAGGTATGTCTCCGATGATGACGGAGATGGACGAGGGTCCGGACATAGAAATTGAGATCGAAGACCCAGAGGAAGTAACAGTCCGCGCTGGTGACATGGAGATCGAGATCGACCCTGATGAGGACGAGGGCGACTTTAACGACAACTTGGCCGAGGATATGGACGAGAGCGTGCTCACAGAGCTTGCTGGCGACCTGCTTGGTGAGTTTGACGAGGATATCAGCAGCCGCAAGGACTGGATACAGACTTATGTAGACGGGCTTGAGTTGTTGGGTATGAAGGTCGAAGACCGCACAGAACCTTGGCCCGGAGCCTGTGGTGTACATCACCCACTGCTGGCCGAAGCGGTAGTTAAGTTCCAAGCCGAAACTATGAGCGAGACATTCCCAGCCCAAGGGCCGGTGCGTACGCAGATTATCGGTAAAGAGACTAACGAGAAGAAGGACGCCGCTGCACGCGTCCAAGAAGATATGAATTACCAGTTGACCGACGTGATGGTCGAGTATCGTCCTGAGCATGAGCGCATGTTGTGGGGCCTTGGTCTTGCAGGTAATGCGTTCAAGAAGGTGTACTACGACCCGTCACTGGGTCGTCAGGTCGCAATGTATGTAACTGCGGAAGACGTAGTTGTGCCTTATGGCGCGTCCAGCTTGGAAGTCGCTGAACGCGTCACCCACGTAATGCGGAAGACCCCGAACGAGCTTAAGAAGCTACAAGCGTCGGGCTTTTACCGTGATGTAGACCTACCAGAACCCGTCAACTCGATGGATGAGGTAGAGCAGAAGATTTCGGAACAACTTGGCTTCCGTGCAGAGACCGATGATCGGTACAAACTGCTAGAAATGCACGTAGATTTGGTCATTGAAGACGATGACTACCGTGATGAGGCCGAGAATGACCTCGAAATAGCCCTCCCATACGTCATTACCATAGATAAAGAGACCGAGACGGTCCTTTCTATTCGTCGTAACTGGAACCCTGATGACAAGAAAAAGCTCAAGCGCAACCACTTCGTACATTACTCGTATGTTCCGGGCTTTGGGTTCTACGCTTTTGGCCTTATTCACCTTATTGGCGCTTTTGCTAAGTCTGGTACCAGTCTTATTCGTCAGCTTGTTGATGCTGGTACTTTATCTAATCTCCCGGGTGGATTCAAAACTAAGGGCTTGCGTGTCAAGGGTGACGACACCCCGATAAGTCCTGCTGAATGGCGCGATGTAGACGTAGCGTCAGGTACGATGCGCGACAATATCATGCCGTTGCCGTACAAAGAGCCAAGCCAAGTGCTCTACAGCCTCCTAGGGACCATCGTAGACGAAGGTCGTCGCTTCGCGGGTATGGCGGACATGAAGGTGTCTGATATGTCTGCACAGGCTCCTGTGGGCACCACGCTGGCTATTCTTGAGCGTACGTTGAAGATGATGAGTGCCGTGCAGGCACGTGTCCACTATGCGATGAAACGCGAGTTCCAGTTACTCAAAGGTATCATCCGCGATTATACGCCAGCTACGTATAGCTTTGAGCCAGAAGAAGGTGATCGTAGGGCTAAGAAGTCTGACTATGATATGGTCACTGTTATTCCAGTATCTGATCCTAACGCTGCCACTATGGCGCAGAAGATTGTACAGTATCAGGCTGTTATCCAGTTGGCACAGGGCGCGCCGCAAATCTACGACTTGCCCTATCTACACCGTCAGATGCTTGAGGTGCTAGGTATCAAGAACGCGCAGAAGCTCGTACCACTCAAGGATGGTGACGACATGAAGCCGCGTGACCCTGTGTCAGAAAATATGGACGTCATCAACGGTAAGCCGGTCAAGGCGTTCATCTACCAAGACCATGAAGCACATATTGCAGTGCACACAAGCGCTATGCAAGACCCCAAACTTATGCAGATTCTGGGCCAGAACCCCAATGCACAGTCGATGATGGCTTCTATGCAGGCACACATCGCAGAACACCTTGCGTTCCAGTATCGCAAGCAGGTTGAAGAGCAGGCGGGCGTACCACTCCCAGCGCCTAATGCCGAGATGGATGAGAACACCGAGATGGCTGTCTCTCGTCTGGCCGCAGCCGCAGCACAGCAACTGCTACAGAAGAACCAAGCCGAAGCCCAACAGCAGCAGGCACAACAGATGGCACAAGACCCCATCATACAGATGCAGCAACAAGAGCTTCAGATTAAGCAGGGCGAGCTTGAGCTTAAGAAACAGAAGCTGATGATTGACGCTGCTGAAAAGAACGACCGTATCGAGCTTGAGCAGATGCGCATCGAGTCACAAGAAGAAATTGCTGGTCTCCAGATCGGCGCAAAACTTGCCACTTCCAAGAGTGATTCGGAAGCTAAGCAGGAAGAAGCAGGACTTCGCATAGGTATCGAGATTGCCCGTGAAGCCACGCAAAGAGAACAACCCGTTCCCAACCAAGTAATGCCAATGGAGAATGAATGACAAACGAAGTACTGATGTACCTGTCAAAAAAGGTACAAGATGAGATCGACGTAATTAGCGGCGACCTCGCCCGTGGAACTGCAAAGGACCATGGGGAATATAAATATGCCTGCGGAATTATTCGCGGACTTATGATGTCAAACGGTTTCATCGCCGAAACCGCACAAAGAATGGAACAAGACGATGACTGAAGAGGACAATACTCTCCCCGTCCTACCAGAAATCTTTCTGGCTACGGACGTAGATAACATTGAGGATGCAACAGTCCTACCTGACACCGACGAGAAGAAAGCCAAGCAGCTTCCAGACCCATCTGGCTACCGCATTCTGTGTGCGCTCCCAGAAGCCGAAGAGAAGACCGCTGGTGGTATCTTCAAGGCCGACTCTACCAAGCAGTATGAAGAACTCACTACCCCAGTGCTTATGGTGCTGAAGATGGGTCCAGATTGCTACAAGGACGAGAAACGCTTCCCGTCTGGCCCATGGTGCCAAGAAGGTGACTTTATCCTGACCCGCCCGATGGCAGGTAGCCGTGTGAAAATTCACGGTCGTGAGTTCCGCATCATCAACGACGACAGTGTAGAAGGTGTCGTGGATGACCCTCGGGGCATTTCCCGCGCTTAACGGACGTAACCCGTACAAGGAGAATGATATGAGTATGGATGATAACGACGATTTTTCGTACGAGATCGAAGACGAAACCCCCGTTTCTGAGGCTGATACGCCCGAAATCGAAATTGAAGATGATACCCCTGAGGCAGATCGTGGCCGTGAGCCAATGCCAAAGGAACTTGTTGAAGAACTGGAAGCTGATGAGCTTGAAGAGTACTCCGACAAGGTAAAGACCCGTCTGAAACAGATGAAGAAGGTCTGGCACGACGAGCGTCGTGAAAAAGAACGCGAGATGCGCGAGAAGACAGAAGCGCTGTCTGTTGCGCAGCGTATCCTTGAAGAGAACCGCAAACTGAAAAGTACGATAGCACAGGGCGAACAGTCTTTGTTTGGTAGCTATAAGCAAACTACGGAGATGCAAGCTGCGGAAGCTAAACGTGAGTTTAAAGAAGCTTACGAATCAGGCGATGCAGATCGTCTAGCAGACGCTCAAGAGAAGCTTGCAGAGGTTAACTACCGGGTGCAGCAAATAAATAATTATCGCCCTCCTTTACAGGAAGAAGGTAATGAGGTAGAAATACCGCAACAGCAGGTGCAAATTCCGCAGCCTGACCAGAAAACTATGGCGTGGCAAGAGCGCAATACGTGGTATGGTACAGACCCGGAAATGACCGCAACTGCTCTTGGGCTTCACCAGAAGCTCATAAATGAACGTGGCCCGCAATTTGCTGGCACCGACGAATATTGGGGCGCTGTAGACAAAACTATGCGCCGTCGCTTCTCCGATTACTTCGGAGATGAAATGGATACTGGTGACACCAGACCCGCTGCACGCGAACAAAAAGCGTCATCGGTCGTCGCTCCAGCCTCACGAACACGATCCCCCAGAAAGATTGTGTTGAAACAGTCCCAATTAACAATCGCGAAACGTCTAGGCTTAACGCCTGCACAATACGTCGAGGCACTAGTGAAGATGGAGAAATAAGATGACTAATGTAGCTGATAATAGAGTAAGCGCAGAGCGCGCCCCTCGTGAAACTCGTGCAGAAGCTGAACGTCCTAAAGTATGGCAACCGGCATCAACCCTGCCAGAACCGGACAAAGAAGCTGGTTATGCGTATCGTTGGATACGCGTAGCATCAATGGGCCAGAATGACCCTCGCAATATCTCGTCCAAACTACGAGAAGGTTGGGAGCCGGTTAGCATCAAGGAACAACCTCAGTTCCAGATGTTGGTAGACCCTGATAGCCGTTTCAAAGACAACATCGAAGTCGCAGGACTGTTGTTGTGCAAGGCACCGGAAGAACTGATGCGTCAGCGTAAGGAATACTTTGCTGCTAAAAATCAGTCTCAGATGGACTCCGTGGACAATAACTTCATGCGTGAGAACGACGCTCGTATGCCACTCTTTAGGGAAAAACGGTCTACGACGTCATTTGGCAAAGGCAAATAGCTAAAGGAGCTATAAAATGGCATACCCTTCTGTTACCAGCCCTTACGGGCTAATCCCGATCAATTTGATCGGCGGACAGGTTTTTGCTGGTGC